CCGCTCTGCGTGCCGATCTGGCTCATTATAGTGAGATCATCAAAATAGTAATCATATTTGAAAAAAGGATTACGACGTCCTACTCCCTGGATGGGAGTTCCGTCAATGCCACCGCTCTGCACGATCAGAGATTCTGTGGTTATGGACTTGCGTTGGCTGTTCAGCATGTTCACATACTCACGAGGTGTCATTATATACCAGCTCACTGTATAAGTCATGGATGCCAGCTTGGCCAGTGGATTGGGGCGTGCGTCAATGGGCGACAGGAATTCCGGCGCGATAGCGGGCCTTCCGTCGGTAGATGCCGTGCCGCCCACATTGACCGTGGTAGTGTCGCGTTGATCGTCACCTCCATCGGCAGGACCAGATTGAGTTTGATTCACAGTGACCACTGGTCTAGCACCGCCTACCGTGGTAGAACCTTGGTCTAGCCCAAGATCCGCATTGTTCAGCAGTTGCGGTTGGTCGGCATTGGATTCCCGACTGTAGCCAGGATTGGCATCTACTAGATTGCCGTCATCGTCAAAGGTTTGGAGCGGCAGTGGCGGGGACGATACGTTGGCATCTTCTTGATTGCCTCGCTGTGCGTTGACCACTTCGTCGCCGGCGCTGTCAGCTGATGCCTGTGGACGATTGTTGGCTTCATCGTAGCGCACTGTATTGAGACGATTGATCAATGCACTGGCTTCTCTACGGGTTCCGTCAATGCCGGCCTGAACAGCGTCATAACGGGCACTGAGGCTCCGGGTATTTTGACGCTCTAGTTCATTGGTGCTCTGGCGGCCCATGTCTTGTATTTGGGCGAATGCTCGACTGTTGCTGGATTCGGCCAGCCCCAGATAGGTATTGACCTGCCCAAACAGATTCTCTGCACGGGTGACGGATCGCGTGGCCACAGCAGCTCCAAGATCGCCAGTGAGCCTCACTGCTGTGCCCAATTGCCGATCGGCTTGATCTAGATCGACAATGGCCGCGGACTGGCTCAGGATAAAAGTGGCTGCCATCGATTAGAATCCCAGGGCGGCTTTGAGGGTGGTTATCTTGGGCAAGTAGATCTGCACACCATCACGGAAATCATACAGCGGATCAGGCAGAGTGTTGGGATTGCGCTGGGCAAACACCCACCACAGACCAGCATCTTGATAAAGGTCATAGGCCAAGAGATCCGGGCGCAGATTGTAAGTGGCATTGATGCGGAACAGGATGTCGTCGGCCTGTTTGGGGATGGGCCGATTGGTCATGAAGTCAAGATACACACCATTTTTGGGCGTGGTAAAATAAGCACTAGTGCTTGCATATATGGCCATTACCAGAATCCTCCTTTGAGCAAGTTACCATTGGCATAACGATCAAGGCTGAACTGTTGCGTGACTTGACTGCGTGTGGGCATGGGCAACAGTGTCAGTATGGCCTGCATCTTGGTGGGCACATAGGTGGGAGAATTCAATCCAAGATTGGGCGGCGCCGGGGGATAATTTATAGCTCCCTTGGGCAAGTTGGCTCCAGTCAATCTGGACCAGATGTTTGATAGGCTGTAACTGTTGGTTGGTCCGCCAGTCTGTTGTCTGCGCCACAGCAGACCATTGCCGCCTTGTGTGACACCGGCCGATGTTGACTGGCGTCCTCGAGACCGGATGTAGTCCACATCATTGGGCAAGTTGTAGTTGAACTGGCTGATCACGCAGGGATGTTCATTGAATTGGAATTCGCCCAACCCTGTGAGGAATACCAAGGGCGGTGGGGCTCCGCGATCGTCGTCTTGACCGTAGAACATCTTGGTGCATGATCTGAAAAAGTGTATGGTGGCCAATAGGTAATCGGCCTCGGCCGAATCCTGTGCTGTGAAATCTGCCGTGATCGTCACTTCGCCTACCCGGCTGCCTTTGTAGAAATAGCCACGATAGTTGGAATGCACCAAATCTGTGGGATTGTAATCTGCGTTATAACTCATGTCGATGCGCGGTGTATAAGGAAATACCACGCCATCGGTGTTGCGCAGGGGTTCCATGATACCTGCGCCTTCGGGATTCTTGTAGAGATAGGTAGCGTAAGGTGCCAGGCGCAAGCGCACACGCCAGTCGCCATCGCCCACTGCTTTGCCATTGGCCTTGCGTATTTCCGACACTTCGGCTTGCTGGCGGGCCTGTGACAACAGTGCTTGCGCTTGCGAGGCCAGGGCCACATCATCATCGGTAGCTACTCGAACAAGATCGCTATCGTTTGGATCATCTTCATCTCGCTGGGAAAAATATGCAGGATCGCCTTCGGACAATTCGCCGGCCAATCTAGTGGCTTGGGCGTCAGTGAGTCCTGATTGCACTGTTTCACCAGTGTCAAGATTTTCTACGTTGAACTTGCCAGTTTCGGGATCATATACCGCGGTAAATCTGCCGCCCAACGGACCTGGCTGGACATTGATCACTCTGTTGAATTCCGCATCGGCTTCGCGTCGTTCAAACTCGATCTGTTGTGCTACCACGCTGTCGGCTGGTAACAGTTCGCCATTGGCATCAAAAACAAATTGTCCAGGTCTGGAGATTGTGGCCAATGGCTCAGCGTTGGGATCTCTCTGCGGACCTTGATCCACGGGCAGAGGAGAAGCAGTGATGTTGGATATTGTCACTGGACTGGTAACTGCTGGTTCAACGGTGGGATCGGGGGGATTGCCTTGTGGTGGTGCCGCGGAGGTCAGCGGCGGAGGTGGTGGTAGCGCAGGTGGGTTGTTGTTGACCTGTGGGTTCTGTGCGGCATCGGTGTCGGGCTGGTTGAACACCGTGGTATAGTTCTGTAGGGCCGCTTGCGAGGCATTGACGGCCTGTTCCAGTCGCGCCGCGGCCTGGGTGACTCCGTCTTGTGCTTGTGCCAGCAGACCGGGATCAACGTCTGATCCTGCTTCTTGTGCTCGTGCCAGGATACGCTGTGCTCGATTCAGCGCACCTAGCGCATCTAGCCTTTCTTGGTTTGCTCGCTGTAGTGCGAGATCCGCTTGATTTGTTTGGGCCTGTGTAGACATCGTGGATTCCTTGATGTATTTACCGGATGTCAAAACGGCTAACATAATGATTGAAATGATTTGACAAAGATGCCAAATGTTGTATAATAACTACAATATAGGAGAATCATCAACGATGTCTATCAAGACTCCAGCCAAGACCAATTATCTCAACAACAAAGATATATTGAAAGAAATACACCACAGCAAGAATTCATACTGCACCTATGTGAACCCACAAATGGATCATCAGTATGACATCATCTTGCCTTCGCTGTCCAAGATCAATCAGCGAACCATAGCCGAAGCCCGGCGCAACAGGGCTGATAGGATCAAAAAAGAAACCGGCGAAGCAGTCAACGAAAAGAAGATTCCGCACACCGATCTTGTGTTCCGTATCACTACCTGGGAACACATACCCATGGCACCCAAAAAGCAAACCAAAGCCCAGGCCAAAAAAGCCAAGATGGAGGAACTGCTGGAACTGGATGACACCCAGGAAAGCGACGGGCTCGAGGACATCGTAGATGTGCCTGTGCTGGATACTGCACATGTCAGATTGAATTTTCCGCCGTTTTGGCACTATCGTTTGGACGAAGAAAAACAGCCGTTTGTGGTGGGTAAATCACACTGGCGGGGTAGTCTAGACGGGGGCGAGTTCTGCAGGGAACATGGCAAAATGACCCCAAAATTGGCGCACATGTTTATCAAACTGTGCGAAAGATACGCTACAAGGAGCAATTGGCGTGGATACACCTACAACGAAGAAATGCGGGGTCAGGCCCTGCTACAGCTCAGCCAGATCGGATTGCAGTTCGATGAATCAAAATCGCAGAACCCTTTTGCGTATTATACTGCCGCTATCACTAATAGCTTCACTCGTGTGTTGAACATAGAAAAGAAGATGCAGAACATACGCGATGATATCTTGGAAATGAACGGACTCAATCCTTCGTGGACTAGACAGTATTCGGAAAGCCATAACAAAGCAGCCGAAGCGGTCGCATCTCCTTCAGAAGAATAGTATACTGCTACTCTATGGATAGTGGAATTTATTGTTCGGCTCCCTGGAGAGGAGTGACCGTGAGAGAAAATGGAGACGTCAAAACCTGTTGTTCAGGCAAAACATCTCTGGGCAATCTCAATTCCAAATCTATTAGAGAGATATTGCACCACTCTGACGCTTTGGAAGAAATAAAATCCTATCTGTTGGACGGTCGTGAGCATAGCAACTGTGCCGAATGCATCATGCACGACAAACAACACAACACGGCTTCATTGCGACAGCATTACCAAACTCACTATCCGTTGGATGATTTTACCCACAAACTGAGATTCGTTGATGTGAGATGGAACAACAAATGTAACCTTGCGTGTCAGTATTGTTCGCCTACATTCAGCAGTGTTTGGGAAGATCGAATGGGAGTATCCACAACCTCTCCTCGTAAAAGCTATCAGGATGATTTGTTACAATGGGTGCTTGAAAAATCACACGAACTCAAGGAATTAATGTTAGTGGGCGGTGAGCCCATGTTGATGAAACAAAATTATGAGTTGCTAAAACAATTACCACAAGATTGTAGGATCAGCATCATAACCAATTTTGCCTACGACCTAGCCACGCTGCCATGTTTTGAAGATCTGCTACGGCGACCTCGAAACAATGTCATATGGAACATCAGCATCGAGAATATTGGACAGCAATTGGAGTATGTGCGCAACGGCATACAATGGGATAGATTTCTTGCCAACTTAAAGTTGGTGTTACAGTATTGGCCCGACAGCGTGAGTTTCAACATGGTTTACAGCATGTTCAATGCGTTGGATCTTTACGATATCGTGCGATACTATCATGAACACGGTGTGAAAAAAATAACGTTGATGCCGATCGCCGGACATCCTGAAATCAGTGCGTTCAACATGCCAACTCCTATCAAACAACAACTGGTGAACGTCCTGGATCGCATATCAACCTGGCACGCACAGACCCATGGCATAGATGCTGATCTATATCCTATCTCTGGGTTACAGTCGATTCGCCAAGGGCTGATCGAATCTCACAGCAAAAACACTGTCAACAAAAAGAATTTCTATGAAAAAGTTCAGTGGTATGACTCCTGGTCAGATCTAAAGTTCAACGTTTTATGGCCGGATACCATTGATATGATCGAAAGATATCTACAATAACATGACCAATCTATTTAAAAAAGCCATAGTCTTCACTGACATCCATTTTGGACTGAAATCGAATAGCCTGTTGCACAATCAAGATTGCGAGCAGTTTGTAGATTGGATCATCGCCCAGGGCAAGGAACACGGTTGCGAAACCGGCATGTTCTTGGGTGACTGGCATCACCATCGTGCGGCTATCAACTTACAAACACTGAACTTCAGTCTACAAGCATTGGAAAAACTAAGCAAAGCATTCTCTCAGTTCTTTTTTATTCCGGGCAATCACGATCTGTATTATCGCGACAAACGGGATATCCACGGTGCGGCCTGGGCCCGGCACTTGCCCAACATACATATCTGCAACGATTGGTTCCAAGAAGGTGATGTTGTCATTGCTCCTTGGTTGGTCGGAGACGAACACCGACGCATCGAAAAATTGAATGCCAAATACATGTTTGGTCATTTTGAACTGCCACACTTCAAAATGAATGCCATGGTAGAAATGCCCGATCATGGAACCATACAGGTAGATCATTTTGGACATATCGATCAAGTGTTTTCTGGTCACTTTCATCTTCGACAACACAAAAACAACATCAACTACATTGGCAATGCGTTTCCGCACAACTTTGCCGATGCTGGTGATGCCAATCGTGGCTGCATGATATTGGAGTGGGGCAAGCAACCCGAATATCATGCATGGCCCGAACAGCCCTTATACAATGTCTGGGATCTCAGCCATGTCATTGACAACGCTGAACAAATCTTGAAGCCCAACATGCATGTGCGTGTGCAACTAGACATCGAAATATCCTATGAAGAAGCCACTTTCATCAAAGACACATTTATCGTCAAGCATGGCCTGCGAGAAATGGCCCTGATACCCAACAAGCGATCTGCCTTGGAAGAAGACATGGCTCCCGGAGATGTGAAATTTGAATCAGTGGATCAGATCGTCACAGATCAGATCACCAAGATAGAATCAGAGTTCTACGATCCTAAACTATTACTCCAAATATATCAGGCGCTATGATTATTTCCACCCTAGAGTTAGAACACCAACTAAAGTCAACCCACAACGTCAAAGTAATTCACGATCTTGGCAAGCTGTCAACCGGCCCCACGGAGTTGTTTAAGCTACTAGACAGTGTTTACCAAACTAGTTACGAGACAAACGATCGGTTGGTTTTTTACACTTCACATTTTATTCCTGAGAGTTTTCTACAGTTCTTTTACGAAACTATCAATTTTATAGATATCAGCAACTGGTTCATAATGATATGTGGGCCAAAAGAAATTGAGCACGACGTGTTGTCGTGTTGTAAAAAGTTTTCACTTGACTCTGTTCCAATTTGGTTCCACCCAGTTGAGTTAGACAAACAAACACACAAGATTGAAAACAACTTTAATTTACCCGATACTATTTGTTCTATACCCTGGCACAACTTACAGATAACACAAAACGGAACTATTACTCCTTGTTGCATGAACAATCTTGATCTTGGTAACGTCAACCGTATCAAACTAGATCAAGCGTTCCATGACGAAAAACTACAAAAGTTAAGGGCTAGTTTATTGGCTGGAGAAAAACCAAAAGAGTGCGACAACTGCTGGAAAGTGGAAGAAAAAAATCTAACTTCTATTAGACTGCACAATGTCAAGCATTTAAAGAGAGAATTTTTAACCAAATATCTTGATCAACCAAGAGTAGCTACATTAGATTTGAAGTTTAATAACACCTGTAATTTCAAATGCAGGATATGTAACGGTGGAAACAGCTCGTTGTTTGCCCTTGAAGATCAAAAGTTCCGCGGATCTAAGTTAGTTGTACAAGATGCTTGGGGGGAGAGTCAAGATTTTATTGATCAAGTTCTAACGTACTTGCCTGACATAAAAAATATTGACATGTTTGGCGGCGAGCCGTTTTTGATTAAACGTTTTAAATCGGTGTTGGAGATGGCAGTTGAAAAAGACTACGCCAAGGACATTAGATTACACTACAACAGCAACGGATCCATTTGGCCCAATCATTTGCTACCTGTTTGGCCTAGTTTTAAACTGGTAGACATACATTTTAGTATTGATGCTGTTGGTTCACATTTTGAACTACAAAGAGGCGGTCAGTGGTCTGAAGTTGAGGACAACATACTAAGGCTCAAAGATTTACAGTTACCCAACCTGTCTATTAGTATCATGCCCACTATCAGTGTCATGAGCGTTTACTACATAGACCAAGTCTACGACTGGGCTTGCAAACATGGTTTTCCTATATTTGTTAACCATGTGCAAGGTGAAGGAATGGAGCTACAGGATCTTACAAAAGAAGCCAAAAAAATTATTATTGACAAGTTTCAAGATCACCCCTGGAATGAAATCCAAAATGTTATTAAGATAATACAAAATTTGCCTGACAGTGATGGCAAGAAGTTTCAATCTAAAATGCAATATTTTGATCAGGTTCGAAGTGAAAGTTTTTCAGCAAGTCACTCTGAGATTGCAAAAGCCATGAGATATATGTAAAATATAAAAATGATACAAATCAAAGACCTAACCGTTAAAAACTTTATGAGTGTGGGCAATGCCACACAAGCCATCAACTTTGATCGTCAAGACCTTACATTAGTTCTAGGTGAAAACTTAGATTTAGGCGGCGATGGCAGCCGTAACGGCACAGGTAAGACCACTATAATCAATGCACTGAGTTATGCGCTGTATGGTCAAGCTCTCACCAATATCCGACGCGACAATCTCATCAACAAAGCCAACAGCAAGAACATGTTGGTCAGTTTAGATTTCAACATCAATGGCCGCGACTACCGCATCGAGCGTGGTCGCAAACCCAACATACTGAAATTCTACGTCAACAACGAAGAACAGGCAGCAGATGACAACTCGCAAGGCGACAGTCGAGAAACACAAGATGCCATAGAGTCTGCCCTGGGCATGACTCACGACATGTTCCGACATGTGCTGGCGCTGAACACATACACAGAACCGTTTTTGAGCTTGAAGGCCAATGATCAACGTGTGATCATAGAACAACTGTTGGGTATCACCCTTTTGAGTGAGCGTGCTGAGCGCATCAAAGAACTCAATAGAGAAACCAAAGATGCCATTGCTCAGGAAGAAATGCGTATCCGAGCTGTGCAAGAAGCCAACAAGCGTATAGAAGAACAGATCGAAAATCTGCGGCGTAGGCAAACAATGTGGAAGACCAAACATGAGGAAGAGACAGATAAAATCCAAAAGGCCTTGGAAGAACTGCGAAAGATCGACATTGACGCAGAGATCCAAGCGCACAAGGACTACAAAATTTGGGATCAGAAGCGCAAAGACATCAACGATCTTGCTGGACAAATATCCCGCACGAAACTTGATGTTGATCGCGAGACGAAAAACATTGGCAAACTTAGCAAAGAGATTGCGACTCTTGAACAGCATACCTGTCATACATGCGGTCAAGCCTTCCACGACTCAAAGCACCAACAGGTACTGGCAAGCAAGCAGGAGGATTTGGCAACAGCAAGAACGTCTTGCCAGGAGCATACACAAACGCTATCAGAAATGGAGGCTGCCCACACCTCCTTGGGCCAGTTAGGAAAACCTCCCAAGATGTTCTATGATGCGGAAGAAGATGCCATACAACATCGTGCCAACGTAGACAACCTACAACAACAACTGGACATCAAGGCACAAGAAACAGATCCCTACGGTGAACAGATCGAAGAGATGACAGGACAGGCCCTGCAAACAGTGACCTATGACACTCTCAACGAACTCACCCGCTTGCAAGAGCATCAAGACTTCCTGTTAAAACTCTTGACCAACAAAGACTCATTCATCCGCAAAAAGATTATTGAGCAGAATTTGAGTTATTTGAATGCTCGGTTGACATACTATCTTGATCGCATCGGCTTGCCACATTCGGTAATATTCCAAAACGATCTCACTGTGGAAATACAAGAATTGGGACGAGATCTAGACTTTGACAATTTAAGTCGCGGAGAGCGCAATAGACTGATCTTGTCAATGTCATGGGCCTTCCGTGATGTATGGGAATCATTGTATCATCCCATCAACGTGCTGTTCATCGACGAACTGGTAGATTCAGGCATGGACACACAGGGTGTGGAAAATTCGTTGGCCTTGCTGAAGAAGATGAGTCGTGAACGGCACAAGTCAATATGGTTAGTATCGCACAGAGACGAACTGGCTGGACGTGTTGAAAACATCCTGCGTGTGGTCAAAGAAAACGGCTTTACGTCATACAACACCGACATTGACATAGCATGACATCCCGGATCATACGAGTCACACCTACCGAACAATACTTCAGCATCAATTGGCAATTGGCTGTGCGTTGCAACTATGATTGCATGTATTGTTCTCCCATGTGGCATGATGATCATAGCCAGCATCATGATCTTGACACTATGAAACAGGCTTGGTTAAACATATTTGAAAAGACCAGCAAACAAAATCTACCCTATAAGATCGCATTTACCGGTGGAGAACTCACTTCAAACAAACACTTTCTACCGTTTGTCACTTGGTTGCGGAAGGAATATGATCAGCACATATTCAAATTGCTGGCTACCACCAATGGCAGCGCCAATCTCAAGTATTATCAGAAAATGTTCCAAGCGTTAGACAACATCGCATTCAGTGTGCATTCGGAACACATCAATGAAGAGAAATTTTTTGACATGATCATACAACTTAAGAAAAGTATCTCACCTGATAAATTCTTGCAGGTCGCTATCATGGATGAATACTGGAATCAAGATCGTATTCCGTTGTATATCAATCTGCTAGAACATCACGACATCAGCTACACTGTGAACAAGATAGATTATTCCTATCAGACTCGCACCGTGCCCATATTCAAAGGAAAATTGAATCTTGGAATTTGAAAATCATCAATACTATAACTGTGAAATAGAACTGTCAGATGGGAGATCGTTCAAGGTCAGTGCCAACTGGATGCACAATAACGATTTAGATCATTGGTCAGGATGGAGTTGCGATGCAGGTTATCGTCGATTGGATATAGACAAGGATTTCAACGTCTACAGCGCAGTTTGTCAAAACGATCGCTTGGGCAATCTTTTCAAAGAATGGAGCCCGTTTGATGCTCCCGGAATCTGTCGACGGAATCGATGCACAGGTTGTACCGACGATCTTTTGATTGGAAAACGTGATATTTCTATATCTGAGAAATAATTGATAATTATGTGCTCATGTCATGGCTTTTCGAATCCCGAGAAATCACAGAGTTACCCGAAACGTGTGTCGGGTTTGTTTATTTGATCACCAATAAACTTACCGGCCGGCAGTATATTGGCAAAAAATTAGCAAAGTTCAAGAAAACAACATATCGAGTAGTCAAACTCAAAAATGGCAAAAAGAAACGCAAAAAAATCAGAGGCGCGATAGATTCAGATTGGCAGACATATTATGGCAGTTCTCCGGAGTTATCTCGAGATGTTGAACTGCTAGGCACCGAAAACTTCTCACGTGAAATACTGTATTACTGCCAATCCAAATCGGAATGCAGTTACATAGAGGCTCGCGAACAATTCTCCCGACGTGTATTAGAAAGTGATGACTATTACAACGGACACATACAGGTCCGTGTGCATGGCAGTCACATCAAAGGCAAACTAAGCAGTCAAGGCTAGCACAGGCCAATGTCGTGTGCCCTAGACCTGGATCCAGGATCACAGGGATGGAAGACTCACCGCGCTAGTGAGCACTCAATCAGTATCCTTGACAGGACCACGATCGCAAACACCTGCGGTTTGATTGTTTGAATAGAATATAAAGGGAAAAAGACGTGCTAGTGATAGCACACGTCAGCATGATATGATAGCGTATGTCGTGTTGGCCGCCGTTGTAATAAAGACGGAGCTCGAGGTATCGGACAACCGCCTCTGTAATGCTCTAACGCTGTGTGACTGAGTCGACTCGGATGATGACACCTCTTTGCCCTGGGCGGGCAAAGTGTGACCAAACAATCTGGATGATAACTGTTATCTCGCTTCGCTCGATTATGTAATCAATTCATGAGCGACAGCGAATGAATAGACTTGCGTAGCAAGTCTCAATTGGATGTTAGAACTGATCAGGCCAATCACGGAACAGTGCGTGCTGGATGTTGCCCGAAACAAACTGATTGAAACTTTTGTGTTTTTCTTCGAGTTCGCCTTCCAATGGCGCCACACGACGAAATGCTGAGTCCATCTGTGCCATGTCTTTAAACTCCATGATGATCATCCATTCGGGCATGTCTGCGATTGAACGGAATCCCATCTTGCAACGGGTTATCCTATAACTCATCATCTTGCCCTCAGACATCAGGTGCTCAAAAAAACTTCGCATTCCTGTGACCCAATCAAGGTCTGAGATATCACCTTCTTTGTCTGCCCATATCGTGTATAAGTCGCTCATGTCATTGGTCCTAGTATTTCAAATCCTTCTATCTCTTTTTTGTAAAGATGTGCCTGCTCGAGATAGAGATAATCAAAGCCCCTTGCTTTGTATATGGCACATTCTGTTTTCATGGTTTCAATGCCCAATCTTGATTGCGGATCATGATATGTCCATGCAAATTGATCACAGAGAGCATTTTTGTCGTCATACCTTCGTATGAGACTGAATGCTACCATGCGTTCTTGATCAAAATATCCAATGACGTCAGTCATTGGATCGGTATATCGGCTTCGAAACATGGGTATCACACTACTGAAATGCTTATAGATACAGTAAGTTCTATAGATATTGTCAAGTTCCACCATTTGCTGTTCGGTAGGTATGAGATATCCCCACTGGGCTGATGCTTGATAATTGGTTTTTGCTAGATTGATACGGGCAAATTGATAGGTCATTGTCTTGGGTCCTTTCTATGTTGGAACAGATCTTTTAGGTATTCTTCTGGCCAAGTGTGGTAGAAGCCTTTCGTGGCCATGGACCGGGCCTTGCTGTCAAGATCACTCACACTCTGGCACAGTGCCAGGGCATAGGTTCCTTGGTTCATGCACACACCATTTACCCATTCAAGATCTGCAGGATGATCTTCTAGCGCAATGATATCTTGAGGCAAGAGAAATCCAACATTCACAGAATGAAGATCGCGGGCAAATTGTTCTCTGGGCCATTGCGCGGGATCATATGCATAGATGATGACTTCTTTGTTGCCCAATCCTGTGGTTGCTAGATCCATGAGATCGGTGTAAACATCAACACCTATGCGTATTTCGTAACTGCGATCCAAGCGTGCTCGGCGTGCATAAGGGCAAGGTGGCCATCCGCCCAGCGCAGGATTAGGGACTTCAACAAAGGTTTCTATCCATCGTTCGATATCTTGTTTTACTTGCTCTAGTTGCATTAGAAGAATGCCATTCCGGTTTTTTTAGTGGTCTCGAGATTTTCTTTGATCAATGCACCCACAGATTCTCGCTCACCAAAACTGAGATTGAGTGCTTCTTCATAGGTCAGGCCTCCTCGCATATACCAACACATCTTGAATATGTCGTCTTTGATTGCTTTGACTTCACGATCATATCCTTCTACTATTTTGGTGATGCGCTCAGGACTCGAGGTCAGGAGGCGGATACGAAAAAATTTGAGACATCCAGGGTGAATGGTGTTTCGTATTCTTTCTGGCATTCTGGCCCGTTGCATTTGAGTCTCAAGGGTTTGAGTTCGCTGTGCTCACGCAGTTGTGTGGCATGATCACGTATGGAGTTGAAGATCTCTCTGTCGCAGTTTTGAACAAACTCTTCTATGTGTTCGGGTTCCACCACTATTTCACCATCGGCACGGATCATGGAGATCACACCGCTCAGGGCAGACATAGTCATGACCGTGAGTTTCTGGAAGGCCTGTGTGAGCAAGCGTATCTTTTCTTCTTCGGGCAGATCGGAATTTGGTAGGCTGTCCAGGATTTTCTGATCCTGGAACTGCTTCATGGAATTGGCGTTGGCCTGTTCATAACTCAGCGGCCGGAAAAATATCTCTACGTCGCCGTGTTTGATAGATTCGCTGTAGTCACCGGCTTTGATGTTGTCCAAGACTTGTCGGAGATCTAGGCCAAATGAGTTCTCGTTGTTGCAGTGCGGGCAGTTGCTTTCAAAATCCATTTCGTGTCCATAACTGGCGATACGGATAGCGATCAACAGTGTGTCAAGATCCATCTGCGGAACATGCCATGCGTTCTTGATGGCAGGAATGCAACTCTGGATCACATTGACCAATGCTGATCCATTGAACAATGCATCTGCTGTGCGATAAGTTATTTCATCGATGGCAGTCATGGGATACACTGGCAGCTCTCGATTTGGGGGCAGTTCGAGCGAACCTTGAGGGTAGTAGTTTCCATCCGACGGCAGGCGGATGTAAATGGCCGGCTGACGGAAAAATTTGCGTAACGGATTAGAGGTTTCTGGCATATTTGGGCACCATAAATAATTGATACAATACTTATCGGCGTAGATAATGGACGAATCAGAAAAACTAATCAAGATGATGCAAGAGGCCATGGCGGAATTCCGCAAAAGCGGCAGCAACAGCGCCGAAACCATGGCCAAACTCAACAAGGCCATCAATACCAATACCAAAGCACAAGACGAGAATACCAAAGCACAAGACGAGCATACCCAGCAGACCATGAAAGCTGCCGAGGCCATGGAAAAGTTCAAAGACACCACTCGAGCAGTGTTGTCTGGGTTGGGATCAGCTGCGCAAGGTGCTAGAGACAATCGCGAAGATTTCCGTTCATTAAAACCAGCAGTGGGTGCCGCAGGCACTGCGCTCAAAAACATGACCGGTGGACTGGGCACTGCCATAGATGCCCTGGGCCAGGCCGTTTCGGGCATATCGTCATTTGGAATAATGCTGGGTCCCAAGGGTGCGATTGCCAGCATGATAGGCATGGGCCTTGGTTCAGTGACGTCAGTGATTGGCAAGGCTATCAAGGCACACGGTAAAGATGTAGTAGACGCAGGCACTGCTTTCATGAACTTCTCGTTGGACGAAACCCAACGTGTGGTCGGAGCCTTCCAAGAACTCAGCAAGATTGGTGGTGTCACTGGCAACAGTTTCCAAGGACTGCAACAGGCTGCTCTGGAAACTGGGCTCAGCATGGATTCCTTTGCCCGCGTCATTGCCAAGAACAGCCGAGGTCTGGCCCTTGCAGGTGGATCGGTCACACAGGGCATGCGAGCAGTGGTGGACATCACCAAGGCCAGCAAAGGATTTGAAGACCAGTTTCTTAAGTTGGGAATTGGCTTTGAAGAACAGCGAGATCTCACAGCACAGTTCCTGAGTTATCAGCGCACCCAGACAGGAGTCAATCTCCGCGACACTCGCTCACTGGCTGATGCGTCTAAAGAATACATCTTGCAATTGGATCAACTGGCCAGACTCACAGGCATGAGCCGACAAGAAGTTGCGTCTCGGTTGGAACAACAAAATCGAGAGTTGAAATTTGGCGCTGTGTTGGCTGATGCTGGTAAACGTGGTAAATCATTTGCAGATGCGATCAGTGGTGCCGCAACAATGTTGGAAGCTAAAGGGTTGAAAACTATGGCCCAAGGTTTCAAAGACAGCTTTGACAATCTAGGCACTAAAGAAGCACAGTTGTTCTTCCAGGCCACTGGTGGTGCTGGACCAGAACTGGTCAATTTCTTGGAACGCACCGGCGATCTAGCCACGTTCATGGAACGACTAGGGCAAGCCACAGCCGCAACGTATGAAACCATGGGCGGTACCAAGCAGGAACGCATGGTGGGAGGCCTGGGCACATACTTTGATCCTGTATACGCCGAAATGCGCCTTGTGACCAATGGCATCCTTGGAACGGCAGAAGCTATAAATGCCGTGGGTAAAGAGCAAAAAGATGCCAAGAACAATCAAAGTGACCTCACAAACACAGTGGTTGGCGCACAAAAATCGCTGAGAAATTTTGCAGTGGGCATAGACAGCGTGGTAGTGCAACAGTTTCCCAAGATGGCAGGTGCTGTGGGAATGTTTACCGATTCACTGGCCTCTGGTGCCAGCGCACTGGACAAAATATTAGGCACAGGTATCACCAGAGGTGCACCTCCCGGCTCCTACAGTCGCACCCAGGGAGCGGGGCCGCCTGGAACAGCAGGTGGTCCTCCTGGTAAACCACCCATGACAGGATCAGCTGGACTCATGGGTGCTGCCGCAAAGAATCTCAATCCTGGCAATCTACGTTTTGCAGGCCAGGACAAAGCCACAGTGGGCACCGGCGGATTTGCCAAATTTGAAACTGTGGACGATGGTCTGGTAGCATTGGCCCGTCAGTTAGATCTTTACCTGACAGGTAAAAGCCGTAGTGGCAAAAGAGATACCATCTCCAGCATCATTTCGGCTTACGCACCGCCCAATGAAAACGACACCAGATTGTATATCGAGCAAATGGCCCGCTTCATGGGCAAAGGTGCTGATGAAGTCCTGCCCAGAGATCCAGCCACCATGGCCAAACTCATGGTAGGTATCATTGGCAAGGAAAGCATGGGCGGTCTGGAAAAAGGTTACAACATGCGCGGGGGCATACAGTTTGCTGTGGCCCAGGCGCTGGGCATAGAACCCAGCAAGGTAGGGAATTTCCAATATGGTGGCATAGCATCTGGTCCAAAGTCGGGATATGCGGCCATGCTACACGGCACAGAAGCAGTGGTTCCCCTGGCTGGCGGCAGATCCATACCGGTAGAGATGACTGGCATGACTGACACCATGGGCCAACAAGTGACCATGATGGGCGAGCAGTTGAGCCGATTTGATACCATGATTGGTCTGCTACAGAACAACGTGGACATATCTCGCAAGTTACTGTCAGCAACCCGCTGATAGCGGTAAATATAACACTATGTCATGGAAAAAATATTTTAAAGTCGCTGATGTTTCAGGACAGTTCAGCCCAATTTCGGGGCAGGTTCCACGCGGTCCCAGTTATGGCACAGGCTACGGTGTAGACGACAAAGCCCATGCGGAATTTGCCTTCCGCAACTATGCCAGCAGACTGCCAGAGGTCTACACTGGCCATCCCAACAGGATGGAACGCTACAATCAATACGAGAACATGGATGGCGATTCGGAAATCAATGCCTGCCTTGACATCCTAGCCGAATTTTCCACACAGACCTGTGAGGCCAACGACACACCTTTTGAAATAGGTTTCACAGAAACACCCACTGAGCACGAAGTAGACATCATCAAGAAACAGCTCCAGCAATGGACCAAACTCAACAAGTTTGACAATCGCATGTTCAAGATGTTCCGCAATACTCTGAAGTATGGCGATCAAGTGTTTGTGCGTGATCCTGAAACCTTTGAACTCTACTGGGTGGATATGACCAAAGTGGCCCGTGTGATCGTGAACGAAAGCGAAGGCAAGCGTCCTGAACAGTATGTGATCCGAGACATCAATCCCAATTTCCAATCCATGTCAGTGGCGGCCAAGACCACCAATGACTACAACACACAGCCACCATCGGGTGGGTATTCAGCACCCTACAACTACACAGCACCCAATGCTCCTAACTCGTCAGGACAGAGTCGATTCCAGCGTTCTGTGAACGAAACCTGCATCGATGCCAAGCACGTGGTGCATCTCAGCCTGAGCGAAGGTTTGGACTACTATTGGCCATTTGGACAGTCAGTGCTGGAGATGATATTCAAGGTATTCAAGCAAAAAGAATTGCTGGAAGATGCTATCCTGATCTATCGCATATCTCGTGCGCCAGAACGCAGGATATTCAAAATTGATGTGGGCAACATGCCCAGCCATTTGGCCATGCAGTTCGTGGAACGTGTGAAAAATGAAATCCATCAGCGACGTATTCCGTCTAATACAGGTGGTCGTGAAAATATCATGGATACCACATACAATCCGCTGTCAATCAACGAAGACTACTTCTTTCCGGTCACAGCCGAAGGTCGTGGCTCGGATGTTACTACCCTGCAAGGCGGACAGAATCTAGGCGAGATCGACGACTTAAAATATTTCAACAACAAGATGTGCCGCGGTCTGCGTGTGCCGTCATCATATCTACCCACTGGGCCAGATGATTCTGATCGCCCTATGAATGACGGGCGTGTGGGCACTGCGCTGATACAGGAATATCGTTTCAATCAATACTGCGAGCGTATGCAACGTCAGATCGTGCAGAAACTGGATGACGAGTTCAAGATGTTCCTGCGCTGGAGAGGTTTCAACATTGACTCTGGCCTGTTCAATATCAAGTTTGCACCGCCACAGAATTTTGCCAGTTATCGCCAGGCTGAACTGGACACCACACGGATGACAGCGTTCAGCGGGCTAGAACAGTTGCCCTATTTGAGCAAGAGATTCCTGATGAAACGCTATCTTGGACTGTCTGAAGAAGAGATTGCAGACAACGAAAAACTATGGAAAGAAGAGCGAGATCAACCCGAACTGAGCACGCAAGGTGGTCAAGATCTGCGTTCAGTAGGCATCAGCCCTGCTGATATCGAAGCAGACATCACAGCTGGTGAAGAGATCGCAGGTGCCGCAGGTGCACCCGAAGGTGCTGT